AAAAAAAGTTCAGTTCGATATTAAAGCTCTTTAATTAAGTTTTTAAAGTTGTCATGGGAGTTTGTTGCCCTCAACAATTCATCATCTACGGTTATTTGAGATTTGGTTGTTTCCTTAATAAAGAATATTTTTTGTGGTTCAAGCGCAACCAAAGCATAAACATCTATATCGCCTTTGTTATATTTTCTGTTTTTACTATGTGAACCCCTGCGCAAATCAAAACGCCAATTATTTCTATGTAATTCTATTTGTGATTGTGTTTTTACTTGACATTTAAAGACATTACCATCAATTTCAAAAAGAATGTCTGCTTTAGAGCCATGAGGCATAACCGTAACTGTGTCAGAAAATAAAGAGATGACTGAGGCTACTAGATATTCTCCTGATCTACCAATTCTCTCTGACTGGCGAGCCATAATATTTATTGTGTAGGTATCAAAGCCTCTGGTGTTGTATCTTGTTGTTGTGTAGTTACTGGTTCTGGTAATAATGGTTCTACATAAGCATTATTTATAAATCTTTGTGCTTGTGGTCCGCTAAAACCTATACCAGTTAAAACAGATATTTTTGCATCTAATGGTATGTCGGCCTTTGTTGCCCAATTTTTAAAAATATTGGAAGTTTTAGGACTAGTAATTAATCTAGCCACAAGGTTTGGGCCACCAACTTGCATCGCGCCAGTAGCTAAACCAGTACCAATATCTCCAGTAGCAAGATAACCTAAAGAACCAAAACCAGCTGGTCCGAAAAGTTGATTAAAAGCAGCAGTATGAGCGGTGTTAGAAAAATTATATGTTTTGCTAGCTTCTTTAAAACCTTTTGAGACTTGGTAAACATCATCGACCTTTGTGCCTAAAGTTTGTATGGTTGTTGGATATTCGCCTGTGCTTTTAAATAAACGATTAAGATTTGATAGTGTTTTGGCTGGACTATATACAGACTCCTTTCCTACCATATCTCTTGTTAAATCAAAAAACTGTTTCTGTCCTATTATGTTTAAATATTGTTCGTTTCCTAAAGTTGGATTAAATACAGTATCTAAAAATTTATTTGCTTGTGATCCTTTTGATTCTAAGTCTTTCATAACTTTTGCATAAACCTGCTCAGGTGGTAAATACTCTTTCCCACCTCTTTTTGTTGTGTAAGGTTGTATAAAATTATCTATAAGATTCTTATTTATATTGTAGTAATCATTGGCTTGTCTAGCTAACAACGCAACATCTCCACCCAAAGAGTCTGCCGCAGAAAACATATCATCAGTCAATGCTCCATAAATTCTTCTTATATCTGCAACATTTGGAGATGTACCAATGACAACAGTACCTTGTGTTTTTTGGCCTGTTGCAGTTCTTAGAGCTTTTATGTCTCGGTAAGAAAATTCTGGACTTTTTGTTAAAATGGTTTGTAATGATTTTGCGTAAGGCTCTCCAAATAATTTAGCTAATTCAGGATCATCAAATTTAAACTCAATTTCTTTTAATATTTTTTCTGTATTAGGTAAACTAAATGTTAAATTAGGATTTATGGCATCAGTTAATTCATCATATAATTTGTTTGAAGTTGCATCAAAAACTTCATCGAACCTTTTTGCTCCATCTAAAATTATATCTCCAGCCTGTTGTGTAGATAATGACCTACCATCATCTGTTAGATTTTTAATAGCCAAATTTAATTGTTGCATACTATTAGCATAATTTTTTGCTATAACATTACCGCCACCAACTGTACTAGATAATTGATTTTCAAGTCTTGCAACCCCAGAACCAGTCGATACGCCTAATGGTAAATTGTCAACGCCAAGATTTTTTGCTGAACTATGTATTGCTTTTGCCTCTGGTTTGTTAAAAAGTTTGTTTGCCTTTTCTCTCATTACCCTGCCCACTTTACCAACAGCAAGAGGTGCTGCGGTTTCAATGGCTGCTTGAATACCAACATCTCGTAAATGTTCTTTTGGTGTTCTTGTATCCTCAACACCCATACCATAAACACTTCTTAAAAATTGGTCATAAGTTTCTCCTGCACCAACCGAGCCTGCTACACTACCACCAAGCACACCTGCTGGTATTCCTGCAACAGTAGGAGATGTAACTAATCCTCCAGCTAAACCACCGCCTACCGCACCTACTATTTCTGCACCAATTCTGCCATATTCATAAATATCGCCAAGCTCTAAACCCTCAGGGTTAAATAATGTGCGGACATTGTTATTTTCGGGATTTTTGAAAACAAAATTATTTTTTCCATAGGGGTAAGCCTCAGGATAATATTTTTGTATAATTTCCAATTTATCTCCAGGTTTTTTATATGCCGAAACTATTGCGCGCAACGATTTTGGAGCGCCAGTTTTAATATCATCTGGAGGTGGAACAGCGCCTTTTGGAGGAGGAGGTGGAGGTACTTGCACGCCCTGCACTACATAAGCGCCCTCTGGTAATTTAGGTGTTGTCATTTTCTTCTACAGGCTCTCCAGTATCAATGTATATATAAGCATTTTTTTCTGGATCTAATCTTATCATTCTGCCTTGATACATATATACAGTAGGTTGCGTGGCGGTGGTAACATCTGTTTCTATACCAAGCTCTTTATTAATTACATTCCTAGAATTTTGTAAAGATTCTAATAAATTATTTAATTGTATATTTACACCCTCAGCTCCTCCTTGTACAAAATATTGCCCAAAGCCAGTTGGATCTCCTACCATGCTTTGTAATAAATCTAAATCTGGTCCAGCTAACACACCTAATTGTTCTAAATTTTTAAGCTCTAAAAGTAATGAAGTATAAGAGCTTTGTATGTCTGCTCTCTCTTGTCCTACCGTAAATGGTCCTGGCTGTATTTTTGCTATTTTATCTTGAAAGGCTGCAATTTTTCTTTCACTATCAGCCAAAACATCTAACCTGGTGTTTAATGTTTTTCTTCTTTCAGGTGTAACCTCTTGCACTACTTCACTTGGCTTTTCTTCTGGTTTTGCATCAAAATCAAAACCTATAGGAGGTAGATAGTCTCCTTGCTGTATAATGCTTGGTACTTTTCTTGTTACTGTTTGACCTAATTCATTGATGTATGTTTCAGTTTTTTGTTGTGATAAAAAGTCATAAGCAGTTTTATAAATAGGAGTGTTTCTTATTGATTCATCTTGTTGACCTTGTAACAAAACATTCATAAATTGATTTGTCATGCCTTGACCAGGAAACATAGGTTTCATTTCCTTTTGTTTTTGTAGAGTTTGTTGTAAACCTAAACCAGCTTGCAAGGGATCTTGGCCTTTAAATGCGCTACCAAGACCATACAACATGATGGCAAGCTGTCTGTTTTTGTCACTCAAAGCATCGCCTAAAACCTGTGGTGCTTGTGGCATCATAGGTGGTGGGGTTATAGGTCCTAAAGTTGGTTGCAAGTCTGGACTTATTAAGCCAAAAGGTTTTGTTAAATCATTAATTGCCATTTATAAAACTCCGTAATTTACCATGTAATAGCCATCAGAATTTTTTATTACTGCTTCAGGCATGTACTCTATAACCTCTTGCGCTAGCACGCCTGTTGTTGGATCATTTATACCAAGCTCTTTAGCTTTGTCATTCCAATTCCATGTATATAATTTGTGTCCGTTTTCTGTTTTACCAATAAGAGTAATGTTGTCTTTAAGTCTTTTGTCAGACATCATTAATTTTAATGCCAAAAGTTGCGCTCCCGTTCCAAGAACATCGCCTGTGCCAATTCCTTGTTGCTGTGATGTTGTACCACCAATTAACGGTGTTCCCATACCAGCTTGCAATAAACCAAGTTGTTGTGGTCCATAGCCTAATGCTCTTCCAAACTCGCCTCTTGCCGCATCTATTGCTCTTTGTTGTAATGCTTGTTGTTGTGTACCTATGCCGCCTAACAAACCTAGTCTTTGTATTTGACCTGCGCCTAAAGAACCTAGTAAACCTGCTTGAAACTGTCTGCCAGCCATTTCTCTGCCAATATCTCTTTCCGCCGCCGCTTGCGCTTGCTCGAAACCTGCTTGTCTTAATCCCGCAGAAGTTCTTGCCATTTGCTCTACAAAAGGTCTTTGTGATTCAGCCTCTAACAAAGCTGACCTTGAACCACCAAAAGCGCCTGCTCGTATTGCTCTTTCTTGCGCTCCTGTTCTTGCTAGATCAGCTTGTCGCTGAATGTCTTGCATAGCCAAATCTAGTACTTGTTGTTGATATGGCGATTGATATGCACCAATATCTGCGCCAAGCAAACTTGGTGTTTCAGCTTGTGCTAGTTGTTGCATACCTGTCAATGGGTCATACTGCATACCAGTTTCAAATAAACCTCTGGTTGCTTCAAATTGTCTAAGTTGATCTGGACTGAAGCCAGCTACCATAGGGCCTGTATATGGCACAAAAGGTTGTTGTGCTACACCCCTAGCTCTGCTAAACAACTCTTTCATTTGTTGTTCTTGAAAAGCTGGTATTGTTGCTTCTTGTACTGTTGTGGTTTTTCCTTTGCTCATAAGTCTTTTCTTACCGTGTGTTCTATTTCAAATCCAAGATGTTTTATTTTTCTAATCCATCCTTTTCTACCGCCACCGTATAATCTTTTTATACCTGCGGCTTTTGCAAATGCTTCTATTGATGGCAGCATTTCTTTAAGTTCTGTATAATCGCCACCACAAAACAAAATGTTTAACGCTTTTACTTGCGGAAACATTACAAATTCAGTTATGTATGCAGACTTTTTGCCTGGCCATAAATGAAATATGCCTGCTCTTATTTTATCCTCTATGTCTTTAATTGTATAGGAATCTTGATATTTTACCGCTTTTTCAATATATGGCTTACATCGTTCCCATTCTATTTCCCAAGGTTCTTTCTGTTCTTGGTTTATATTAATGACATTATCAATCGCCTTTTGCATACTCAATAATACTTAAATATAAATCTATATTTGCATGGTTTACTTGTGCTTTTAAAACTTCTCCTTGTTGTAAAACTATGCCTGCATTTGTTTGTAACTCTATTGTTTCGTGTGCTGATATATTTTTTTCTTTATATATAAAAAACTCATTAGAACTTGTGTCTGTTATAGATACATCTAAATTTGTTTGTTGGTTGCCATGGTCACAGGCTAAAAAACCTTGAATAATTACAAAATCAAAATCGCCACCGCTAGGTGCTGTATATATTGTTTGTTGTGTAGTAGCTGCAAAAGAATACTTAACATTAATTGCTCTCTGTATGTATTGTCTTTGTGAAGATAAATCCATTATCTTCTACCTCTGTTTCTTAAATTTAATCTAATTTTACCAACTTGAAAGTCTTGTGTTGTGCTACCTGTTACAGTCATTTGAACTTGTCTTGCAGTAAACCTTGCATCTGTATAACCATCATTTTCAAAGGTAAAACTACCAAAATCTGTTTCTGAGCCTAACGGTGTAAACTTACCTTTAAAACTTATAGTTACACCTGGTAGTGTGTTTGCCTCTTCATCGGGTATTATCTGATTGCATTGTACATAGTTATCGCCATTACCTATTTCTATAGGACCGCTTGTACAAAATGGTACATCTGTATTTAGATTTGGAGAGTTTGATAGGGTTGTGGATTCGTGTTCATATATAAATCCACTAGAATCGCCAGCTATAGGATAATCAAATGCGCCTTGATCTATCCAACAACCTCTATCTAAAGAACCTATAGACCATGTAT